CGACCTGCGCGACTCCGTTCTACTCTGCCTGGACGATAAGAGCGCGTCCTGGCGCTCCTGGGTATAATCCAATGTGCATGATCTGCGCCGAGACAGCCGTGGTCGGAGTGGGCGTGTTCGCCGCGCTCTGGCACTTCTTCAAACGCTTTTTTTAACGAGGCCCGAAATGAACAACGCCATCATCCCCGCCGGCACGAAAGTCAAGATCACGCAGGGCAAGAACGCCGGCAAGACCGGCTCCGTGATTAGATTCGACGATGGCAAGAAAGGCGGCATGTCGGCTGCCTACGTCGTGGACGTTGGCGGCTACGAGGGTCAGTGGATCCTGCCGGACGAGCTCGAGGTCGCCAACGAGGCCAAGAACTCCGCAGCCCGCGACGCCTACGAGAAGCACATCGACAGCTGCGCGCGATGCGGCGGGGCGCTCGATTTCTCCAGGATGTGCGAGGAAGGCAAGAAGCTCTACGAGACCATGGAAGCCGAGCACATGGTGGCCAACGCGCAGCCGGTCAAGTTGACACCGGAACAAGAACGGGTCTGGGAACGAGCATTCAGTGATGGAATCAATGATGGCATGAGCGATTTGAAAGCCGACTCTTATGCTGCCAAAGTTCTGGAGGAGCGCTGGCCCGATTTGAAGGGAAAGAAATTTGCCAACGCGCAGCCGCAGCCAGGCGACAAGTTCGTGGACTGTCCCATCTGCGACCGCCAGGGCGTGACCGCGGCGCACCAGGTCAAGCCGGCGGCCGGCAAGGATGTCTGCGAGCATTGCGGGCATGTCTACCCGCAGGCCGGAACGGTCAAGAGGAACGCCGATACCATCTGGCATAAAGGTCTCGGCGGCCAACCGCTGTGCGGTAAGACCACGCAAGATGGCGCTCGTGTGGCGAAAGAAGCTGGCGACGTCAACTGCCAACGCTGTCTTGAAATCGAGAAGCGATACCAATACGAGGCCAAGAACGCCATAGGCTATTGCCAGGGATGTGGCCGTGAGGGCGAGGAAGTCGTGGCGTTCCAGGATCCCAAGAATCCGACCCTGCGCGGCGCTGTGCGCCGCCTCTGCAAGTCCTGCATCCCGTCCTGGGAGCGTGAGGGGTGGTCCCGGACGCTGGCGAACTCCGACGACACCAAGGCCGAGTTCGAGAAGGAGTCCAAGGAGCACCCGACCCTTCCACCCGAGGCCGTGAAGCAGATCGTGGAGGACCACGCGGCGAAGGGGAACGACTCCTGGGAAGGTCTCCGCGTCGCCATGACCTCCACCGCCGAGGCGATGAAGGGCAACGGCTTTTCACCCGACGGCGCTCGGCGCAACCTCAAGGACAAATTCCCCGAGGCGGACGAGAAGGACATCGCCATGGTGGTGCGGCAGGTCTACGGGTTGAAGAATGCCTGGTCCGACATGGACAAGTACGACAAGAAGGCCAAGGAGCTTTTTGGCGTGGACAAGTTCATGGACCTCGATGGGCGTAAGGCTGACATCGTGGAGAGAGCGGTCAAGTCTGACCGCGCCAAGGAGAAGGGGAACGCCGGCAAGGAAACGTGGGACCAGCTCACCATCGAAGAGCGCAAGGCCTGGCTCGATCGTACGGACATCCCCGTGACCGCCTACGGCCTGGTCCACCTGACGTGGTCGCAGATTCCACAATTTGAGCGGGAGAAGCTCGGAAAGTTTGAGAACACCTCCGACCGCGCCCACACCCCCATCACCACCGAGAAGCAGGCAGGCTTCTTCGGCGCAGAGCTCGGCCGCCTGCGCGCCGGCAAGTCCACCGAGTCTGGCATGAGCGAGGCCGAGCTGGTGCGGCACCTGAAGGAGTGGGGCGGGAACTCGGCTGAGAACAAGAACGCTGACTTCACCGACGCCCTCGCCAGGGCAGCCATGGAGATCGCGGCTCGAGGCGCAGCCGAATACCTGCGCCAGCACAAGCTCAAGGCCGACCCGGACGCCCTGCTCTCAACGCTGCGCTCCTGGGTCAAGGCCAAGCTGCCCGAGGCGCTCCACGATGCCAAGGAAGCCCTGGACGCCAATATGGGCGCCGCAGCAGAGCAGACCTTCAAAGCCAGCATGGTGCTGGCCGGCATCGAGGCAGCCAAAGAGGCCGGGTTCCCCGAAGGGATGAAGAACGACCTCTACGTCTCCGCAGCCGACCGCCAGACGCTCGGCAACTCCCGCTACGGCTCGAAATAGGACGCCATGGGCCATAACGGGCGCACCAACGGAAGTGGTCGGAGCATTCAGGCTCAGTCCCTGCGCGCGCAAAACGAGCTGCTTCAAAAGAACGCCGTCCTCATGGGCGAGCTGGTCAACGCCAAGAAGCAGCAGCTCTCGAACTCCCTGACGCAGCTGGCAGCTAACCTCGGCCATGCGGACAACATGGCATCCTTCTCTCCGCTCTTCGCCAGCAACATCTACGCCCCGCTCACCATCAACTACACGCTGCTTCAATACCTCTACAAGACCCACGGCATCTTGCAGACCATGGTGGACGAGCCGGTGCTGGACGCCTTCCGCGATGGCTTGGACATTCAATCCAAGCAGCTGAGCGCAGACGACCTAAAAGAGCTTGATGACTACGCCGAGGAAAAGGGCATCTGGGAAACGGTCAAGTCAACGCTGATCTGGGGCCGGCTATTCGGCGGCGCGGCGCTCATCATCAACGCCGGCCAGGATCCGGAGGACGAGCTGGACCTGAAAGACATCAGCCGCGGTCGCCTCGAGTTCTACGATGCCGACCGATGGGAGTGCAGCGCCCCGCATCGCTACTCCGATTTCTACACCTTCCACGGCCACAAGCTGGACGCGAGCAGAGTCATCACGGTGGCCGGTAAGCGGGCGCCGCACATCATCCGCCGGCAGCTGTCCGGTTGGGGCATGAGCGAGATCGAGCGCGCGGTCGAGGACTTCAACATCTTCCTGCGCGGCCGGAACGTCCTCTACGAGATTTTAGACGAGGCCAAGATCGACGTCTACCGCATGGAAGGCTACCGCAACGCCCTGAGCACGGCCGGCGGGACGGAGACGGTGCGCACGCGCATCCAGGCCACCAACGCGATCAAGAATTTCCACAACGCCCTCTTGCTGGACAAAGAGGACGAGTACGAAATGAAAACGCTGACCTTCTCCGGCTTGGCCGAGGTCATGAAAGAGAACCGCATCGGCATCGCCTCCGCCGTCCGCATGCCGATGACAAAGATATTCGGAATTTCCGCGGCAGGTCTTAATACAGGCGAGGATGACATCGAAAACTATAACGCCATGGTCATGTCTCAAGTGAGAGAGCCTGCCCGGCCTTTGATTCGCAAAGTGCTGCAAATGCTGATGATGGCGGTCTACGGAAAGGAATACGACATCAGCTTCAAGTTCCGCCCGCTGCGCGTTATGGGGGCGGGCGAAGAGGAAGTCATGCGTGCGTCCAAGAGCCAGCGCATCCTGGCCTGGTACGAGCATAACCTGGTCGACTCCAAAGAGGCGGCCGAGTGGGCGCACAAGGAAGGCCTGCTGCCGATCGAGTGCGCGGCGCTGCGTGGGGAGCTGGCGCCGCATCCGGTGACGGAGACGCCGGAGGACTTGCTGACGCCGGCAGGGACGGACGCGACGGTCGTGACCCCGGAGCCCAAGGTGGCCCCGGAGCCGGCGGACGTGACGGAGCCAGGCGATACAACCGACAAGGAGCCACCCGTCGCCAACAGGGCGGAGTTCAGAAACAGGGAGAAAAAATCATGAGCGAGAGCAATCCGAAAGAGGACGGCAACACCATCCAGGTTCGCATCGCCTTCAATATGCGGACCAATACGCTTACGCTGACCAGCATGGCCCCCGCGGTCCTGCTGCTTGGCATCCTCGAGCAGGCCAAGGCCACGGTCATCGAGAAGCAGATCGAGGTCCACTTCGAGTCCAAGAGGCAGGGGCTGGTCGCGCCCACCACGCCGGAAGTGGTCGGGGCGCAGGCGAGCAAGGGGTCCTGATTGAAAACGCTCAAACCCCAGAAGCTCCGCACCAAGGACTGGACGCCTCTCGAACGAGACGTCCTCTCGGCTATCTGGGACATGGTGTTCGGCCCCGTCATAGAGGCCCTGCGCCAGGAGGAGCTCTTCAATGCGAAGCCTGCTGAATCTCTTGTCGCTGCTATTCGGGCCGGGCGTGTTCAATACAACCCGGCAAAGGGAGAGTTTGCAGGAAAGTGGAACCGCGCTCTTTCGGACGCGCTGGAAGGCTTCGGTGCCAAGCTCGATAAGCGGTCAGGCGTCTACAAAGTCGCCCCCGCCCGAGTCCCCGCAGACGTAAGGGCGGCCGCCGCATCCTACAACGCCGCGGCCCGGGCTGCCCACGAGAAGGTCCTGGGGATCCTGGACGTCTTGGACGAGAACCTGGACATGGCAGCCGGCAAGGCACGCATCGACTCAGCCAAGGTGGTCAAATCGGTCAACGAGGGCTGGAAGGAATCGGCCAAGGGCCTCGAGGTCACCCCGGAGATGGACGCTGCCGGCCGCGCCGCGTTCGAGGAAAGATGCCAGGTGACCGCACGCATCGCCATCAAGAACATGGCACGCGACGAGATCGCCAAGCTGCGCGAAGAGGTCAAGGACAACGCCGAGGAAGGCTATCGCTCCGAGTCGCTCGCCAAGGCCATCCGCGACCGCTACGCCATCGGCAAGGAGCGCTCCCGGTTCATCGCCAGGCAGGAAACCGCCATGCTGATGTCCGATTTCCGCGAGGCCCGGTTCCGCGAGGCCGGCGTGACCCGATACAAATGGAGCACGTCGGGCGATGTGCGGGTGCGCACCGACCACAAGAAGCTGAACGGAAAGGTCTTTTTGTATTCACAACCGCCCGTGGTGGACTCGGCTACGGGTAGGCGGGCGAATCCTGGAAAGGACTTCCGATGCTTCCCAGGAGACGAGAGACTACATCTCGCTCACGGAATAGAAAAAGCGTTCCGGCGTCGGTATGCAGGCGAATTGACCCTTCTCGTTCTGGAATCGGGCAAAACGCTCCGAGCCACACCGAA